TGCTGTATCTGATATAGAAAACGCTCTTTTGCCAGATGGGTAAAAGGGGCGTCAACATCATCCTCGATGAATCCGGATCCGGTATCCCTGTAGTCGATGTTGTAGACGAACGCCAGTTTCTCGAATGAAGTGGCATCCTCTGGGTCGAGTAGCTCGGCGCGCACATCGTTTGGTCGGCGATTGCAAAGGTTGCAAAACTCCTCGAATGTTGCGCCGTTTTTTTGCCAGAGCTTCAGCAAGCCAAACATTATTTCCGCTAGATGACTAACCCACCGTTCGGCTTCGTCTTTTTCATCCCGCATTCTTTTGAGCAGAGCCGGTGACAGAATGAAAACCACGCCCTCATTTTTGGCGAGTTCCGCACTCCGCCGGGCGGCCCTGATGCGTTCGCAAATGTCGAACAGGTCGGAAAGAAGAAGCCTCGCCAGCATTCTGCATATCACAATAGCGTTTAAGCAGGAACGTTTCCTTACGACCATATCATCGTTGTCAGCTTGAGAGAAGTTGGCTTTCAAAAGGCCATACAGTATGTTTTCGTTCGATTTCTTCAACCGTCAAACCTCCGTATACTGCACATGGTAGTTTTTGGAGCCGGAACTGATAACGGTGGGCCAATGGCGCTCATCCAGCCACAGGCGAACCTTTTCGCAGACGGAAGCCTTATAGGCATAGCCGGTACTGGCGTGGCCGTTTTTGAAGAATGGAACAACTACAACCTCATCGCCCGTGAGGTTTAAATCGGAGATGATTGCCCCAACGGCATGGGCATGAGGAATTCCGGCGTTGGATACGATTCCCAGCTCTTTCGCGATAGCGGTCGCGTCCATAATCGGCTCCGGCTCCGTCAGTGCCCCTTCGGGAAGTTTCGGGCCGTCGCTTCCATAGAAGTTTTCCATAGCGCGGATTTTAAAGGCAGGGGAGACGTCGGCTTCTTTGTACATCTCAATAAGTGGTTTTGCCAGTCTGGAAAGGGCGTTCAGGCGCATGGCTTCCGCGCGGTCGAGTTTAGCTTTGCGCTCCAGCGGATCGGGCTGGCCTTGCAGTCTGGGCATTTCCTTCACGCGGAAATATGTATCTTCCAGATTGTCAAACTGCTCCCAGGCTTTTTCAGTGTCCAGAATCTTGCAATGCCGGGAAGCTCCGCGTTCAGTCCAGAGGTAAAGGGCGGCGGTGTGTTTGCTAACCAAGTCAATATCATTGACCTGGTTCTTAAACGCCCGAAGATCCTCGCCTTGAAGGAGATAATAGTGCTTTCCCTCGATGAACTGGTCTTGATGGTTGTTGAAGTTGTTTTTAATGTTGTTGGCTTCGGTGCCATACACCTCCGCAAGCTGCTCGGTGGTTAAAATGCGCTGGTCGTTGAATTCGACAGGGGTTAAGGTTTTCATGGGGTTGCTCCTTCCCTCGTTTTGTGGTTTTTCTTCACGAATTGCTAAAAGTACGTTTTATTGGACTTATCCCTCCTTAATATGTGTGTATAGCCCGTAGGTCAGGCGGTCTGAATGGTTTCGTCCGGCAACTCCAGAATTTCGCGGATAGCCGCTTTCAATCTGTAGCTGTCCAGTTGTCCGGTTAGCAGTTTGTACATGGTGGAACTGTCCACATACATGCCGGTTTTTTCACGGCAGGCGGCAATTAGCCATTGCTGTGTCTGGCCGAGTTCAAGCAATTTGATTTTAACGTCCAGACCAAAAGCTGTTGGTGAACGTCTGAGCATACACTTCACCCCCTTTTTTTGAAAACAGGTATTGACAATTACAGAATAATGTAATATAGTATAGTTGTTAAAAGAACTAAATAACACAGTTCTGTAATCTGCATATCTATAATATAACATGATTCTGTAATTGTCAATAGAAAAATAACAGAATTATGTTATTTAGATATGCGCCCAATTTAGGGGGCGAATTTATGTCAACAATGTACGAAATAATTGATTCTTTATGCAAAGAACGCGGAACGAACGTTACTGCGATGTGCAAAGAACTGGATATTGCGCGTAGTTCTTTATCAGAATTAAGCCGCGGCAGGTCAAAAACTCTGTCCGCAGACAAAATCGTAAAGATTTCAAAGTATTTTAATGTAGATCCAGATTTTCTTCTTGGAAAAACCGATAAAAAAGAGAAAGCCCCCGCCGATGGCGAGAGCCGATTCCAAGAAGGTGATTTGATAAGGCTAGATGCTGACAGCATGGAGATATTGCGCGCTGTCCGTGAACGTCCCGATATGAAAATATTGTTTTCTGTTACAAAGAATGTAACACCGGACGACTTGATTAAGGCGATCAAAATTGTTGAGGCATTTAAAAACGACAAAGGAAAATCCTAAGCGGTAGTGATATGATGATACTTTCTGACGATTATACGGTTCGATATGCACCTTTTCCCATAACTATTCCGGCGTTAACAGTTAGAGATGATGAGGGCTACTATAATATTTATATAAACTGCTATTTATCAGCCGATATGCAAAAAAACGCATTAGCGCACGAAATAGAGCATCTTGTAGAGGGGGATTTCGAATCGCAAAAACCTATCGAAGATATAGAGCCTTATAGGTCCGCTCAAGAGCAGCAACCGCAAAAGCCCGTTGCTATTGTTTCGGAACCTCCCAAGAAAGCCATTAACTTCTCTATCGTAGCGGCGCTGACTGGCAAAGCAGAAAAAATAAAGATTGAGAAAAGACAATATCCGTGCATAGATATTTGGGCGGACGAGTTGGACAGGCCTCCGCTCATATTTAGAAGTCTACAGAAATAAAAAAAGACCGTCCAGGGTGGCACCCCTGAACGGTCGAGCGTGTAGAAATCCCGGCGGTGGAATTTCCTCCACGACAATATTTTACATTTCTTGGCATATATTGTCAAGAGAAGTGGAGGGTAAAATGAAAAAGGTTCTTTGTGCGGTGTTGGCGCTGTCCATGTCTCTGGCTCTTTCTGGGTGCTTCCTTGCTCCCGCGATACTATCCGGCGGCGAATCCGGCGGGGAAACAACGAAAACCACGGCAAAAGCAGAGCCCGCTAAGATGGGGGACACAGTTAAGGGGGATAAGTGGGGAATCACCCTCCAAAGCGCGAAATTGTTCGACGAAATCAAAATGAACGACCTAATGTCTGATAAACCCGAGGAGGGTAAGCAATTTCTAGTTCTTTTCTTTGAAGTTGAGAACGTATCCGGAGAAGACGACTATTTTAATTATTTCTATGTTGAAGGCTATGTAGACGGCTATAGCCAAGACATGAAAATCCTTTTGAGCAAGCCGGACGGCGCCGACACTTTGACCGGAGACGTTGCCGCCGGGAAAAAGATGAAAGGACAATTAACTTGGGAAGTGTCCAAAGACTGGAAGGAATTTGAAGTTTCTTACAAAAACGATCCGATCACCAATAAAAAGGCCGCAACGTTTAATATAACCCCCAGCGACATCGCAAAATAAAAAATCCCGCCCGCCCTGCGCCAACAGGACGGACGGGGTACCATCAGCCGGACGGCAAATGGTACGGCATAAATACCATGCCTATCATACCACACGCCGTCCGAACACGCAAGAGGCATTATGCCCGGAAAGGACGGCAAAATGAACGGGGTAATTTACGCAAGATACAGCAGCCACAACCAGAGGGAAGAATCCATAGAGGGCCAGATTCGCGAATGCAAGCGGTACGCAGAGCAGCACAATATTACAATAGTAGGGGAGTATGCCGATCGGGCGATTACCGGCCGTACGGATGACCGGGCGGAATTTCAGAAGATGATCCGCGACGCCGAAAAGGGACACTTCCAGGTGGTGCTTGTCTACAAGCTGGACAGATTCGCCCGTAATCGCTACGACAGCGCCACTTACAGGCTTAAGCTAAAGAAGTGCGGGGTAAAGGTTGCGTCCGCCATGGAGGCCGTGCAGGACGGCCCAGAGGGCATTATATTAGAGGCTGTGCTTGAGGGCATGGCGGAGTATTACAGCGCCAACCTGTCTCAGAATATCAAGCGCGGTATGACAGACAACGCCATGAAATGCTTGGCCACCGGCGGAGGGCGTTGCCTTGGGTATAAAACCGGCCCGGACAAGAAATATGTTATTGACCCGCCCGCGGCCGATACAGTTCGGCTGATATACGAAATGTACGACCAGGGCCATACTTACGCCCATATCGTGGAAACGCTGAATAACCAGGGGCGCACTACGTTCAAGGGAACGCCATTTAACAAGAATTCGCTCGGTAAAATCTTGCACAACCGGCGATATATCGGTGACTATGTATGGGGAGATATAGTCGTAGCGGGCGGAATGCCCCAAATTGTTGACCGAGATTTATGGGAGAGGGTGCAAGCTAAATTGTCCAGGAAAGAAAAAGCCAGCGCCAGAGCGCGGGGGGATTACAATTATATTCTGTCCGGCAAGCTGTTTTGCGGAAAGTGCGGCAAGGGGATGATAGGGGATCACGGTACAAGCCGGAACGGCGCTAAGTTTTATTATTATACCTGCTCCACTAAGAAGCACGGAGGTTCATGTTCTAAGAAAAGCGTCCGGGCGGAAAAGATAGAGGCCGAAGTAATCCGTACCACAATCCAAACAGTCTTGCAGGACGATATGATAGAATATATTGCCGACAGGGTGATGGAATACCAGGCCAAGGACACGGAGGGGGCCACGCTCCTG